AATACTTGCATTTGATGAGTTTTTAAAATGCACAGTAAAACCAGTTCCAGAAACACTTGTAACCTCAAAATAATCACCACTAGCCATATTCTGTGCAGTAATACCAATAGAAGGTAGGCTACTGTTTACACCATTTAAAGCAGAAGTGCCAGTAAAAAATGGTTTATCAAATGTAATGCTTTTAGCACCTGCACCACTACTTATTGCTGTAGCACTTTGTTCTGTTCTTCTTTGAAACGTAGCTGTATAACCTAGTTGTGTAACTTTTATATCCTGTGCAGGGTCACTACTTGTTAATTTAGCTCTAAATTGTAGACCTCTTGCCTTATATGTACCATTAGCAAAAGTTTGAAATGCAGTATATGTAGGTGAGCCAGATGGGTCTGTTTGTGTTGTTCTTACAAGTAGTTCAGCATTTACTGCGGTAGCCTCTGTACCATCAAAATCTGTATAGTCATCTATTAAACCTCTTGCATCTAATAAATTACTAGGTAAAAAACCTTCTGTTAAAAAATGTCTTTGTAGGTCAACAGAAAATACAGCACCTAAATCTAATGTTGTTGCAAAATCATAAGTACCTAAAGGTACAATGCCACCAAAATCATCTAATGAAGATACTGCATCAAAGTCTGTAATATCATCAAAGTTACCACCACCTACAAGATTTAGACTATTTGTAGTTGCATCAAATGCCACATTAGTCTTTGTACCTTGAAATTTAGGACTATCTGTATCTTCTCTTCTTGTCTGTGCTAATAAAGAGCCTTGTGTATCTGGTAAATCTAAAATTATAGAAGTAGAACTAGCACTTAATATTCCTGAATCATCAGCGAACCTTAGTAAATATTCACCTTCCAATCTAGGTACAGTAGCTTCTGTTGTATTACCTGCTAATGCTTCTATAAGGTCTACTGCATTAGAAAATGTACCACTACCATCTGTTTTTGTAGAATGACGTACATAGACCCTACCACCATGTGTAACGTCAACATCTGTAGATAAATCCCACCTAAGTCTTATTAATTTATCTGATATTGGTTCTGCTGTAAGGTTGCTCACATTTGCAGGTACAGCAGTTTTACCAACAGCATTAAATGTTAAATCAGATGATGTTGCACTAATTTCTAATAATGCATTATATGCAAACACTTGTATTTCATAAACACCTTTTTCTGTATTAAATATCTCATAATCTGGTCTACTTACTGTTTGTGATGTATAGTTACCATTATTAAAACGATAGTTAACCTGATATTGTGTTACACCTGTAATTGGCTGCCAACTAATTATTAATTTTGCTACCGCCTGATTATTTATCACTACTATCTTTTCATTAGCAACAACATTATTAGGTGGGTCTACAGGTTGGTTTAGTATTGATACTGTTCTTGTGGGTAGTGCAGTACCATCTTCTATAAATGCATATTTTTCTGGTACATAAGATAAAGCACTAATTGTATATTTAACGTCATCTTGTTCTTCTACAGCTACTACCCTAAATTTTTGTGCAACAACTGTTGTATCTTGTATTAACCAAATTGTATTAACATTAGGTGTTGTGCTAAATGCACTATCTACAGTAACTACAGCACCAGATATACCTGTAATATTTTTTGTTTCTACTGTGCCATCAGGCATAATAACGCTAATTGTAGGGTTGTTTGTTGTAGGTAAATCAGTATTAGCAGTATCATCTACAGTTATGGTTGTTGTTGTAGCTGCATTTACCCTTCCACCTCTACGTACACCTGCCCTTACAGGGTCATTTATTTCTATAACAGAACCAGGTCTAACTACAAAACCGCTATCTATTGATGTTGTAAAATTTACTACTTCGCTTTCATTTTGTTCTGCAAATAATATTGCTCTACCTAATCTTGCAGCCTGACCCCTTGATGTACACGCAAATGCTTTTACTTGCTTTAAGTTAACACCTATCTTACTAACAGCAGTAGTATCTTCAACAACTTCAAAATCTATTTCCTGTGTGTCCATATTAAAGTAGGAAACACTTACTACACTATGTCTTTGTTTTAAATCACTACCTGTATAGTTAAATCCATTATCAGTTACATTAGACAAATTAAACAAATAACTAGCATCTGTTGGTTTATCTTGCGTTATCGTCATAGCACCTGCTGACCAGATAGGCATACAACGCATTACACCTGACAAGTCATTAATTAAATTAAATGCTTCATCTGCAGATTGTAAAAGCACATTACAAGAAAATCTAGCTTCCTGACCACCTAAGCCATCATCTACAAGTGTATTTGCATATTTTGATGCACTTACAAAAGAAAACAAATCTAATGATGCATCTGTTATATGATTACCTAAACCATACCTACTATTAGTTAACAAGTCTAATAAAACCATAGCAGGGCAATTTGTATATGTAGCTGCACCCATGACACCATTAAATATATAGCCATTAGGGTATACAATTCTGCCAGTAGCATTATCAACAGTTGGTGTACCAGAACTATTAGCACCTGCACCTGGTATTCTTACTTTTACACCTCTTATTCTGTATTTTCTTCTTGGTATAGAGCTAAATTGTTGAGAGTCTAAACGTAAAGATAAATATGCACTATTAAGGTAAGTTTGTTTATCGTCTATTATTTCTGCAAAACTTGTCCATTGAAATGCATTTATCAATGATGCTGATGTACTATCATCAGTTACCCTTACTACTCTTATATCAACAGGAAAAGCACCTGTAATATTTACCCTGTAATCTTTTTGGTATGCATCAGCAGTTCTACCTGTAATAGTATCAGTAATAACTGTTGTATATCCACCACTATTATATTGAACTAACACCTGTAAGGTAATTGAAGAACCTAATAAATCACCATTTTCTCTTGCTTCTTGCATTTGTGGTATTGTTATTGATACTTTTATTGCATCTACATCTGTATTAGTAATAGTTCTTGTTACAGGTGTTGCTTTTGTAACTACTACCCCTACAGATGTTGTAGATTCTGAACTTTCAATACCTGGTATATGTGTCTGGTTTGCAGTACCAAATCTAGGTGTAAAGTCTACATTTTGAAAATTAAAATCAGCAGTATTAGGACTAGATGATGATGCAGTAGATTTTAATACAGCAGTATCATTTAGAAAAACATCTTTTAAACAGGCATTATTATATGCAGTTGTACCTTTTGTAAGTCCTTCTTTTGATGGTGATGCAAAACCCTCTATCTCACCTTCTGATACAAGATCAAGAAAAGATGCAAAACTTCTACTATGTAAAGTATCAGGTGTTCTTGTAGGTTGTGGTGGTTGTGGTGGTGATGGTCTACCCCCTGCACCCTGTATAATTTTTTTTGTCATGCCCTTACCTGTTCATTATCTATACCTGCACTTATAACAACACTACCTGTAAATATTTCACCATAAACTATAGGGTGGCTACTACCTGCCCTTGAACTTTGTTGTATGCCACTAAAACCAAATGATATTCTAGGGTCTTGTTCATTTTTAAATTCTTGTGGTTTTGGTAGAGGAAATAACATTTCACTTACACCACTTAAAACCATACTTGCACCAATACCAACAGCTAATGTACCAACACCTATAGAACCTGCACCTAATCCAAAAGTACCTATAGCTGCACCACCAAATCCACCAGTAGCAACAGTTAAACCTATTAATGCTGCACCACCTATTATCCTACCTACTGAACCACCTGCACCAGTTATTACAGGTATAAAACTTATATCCTCTAAACCAATAGGGTTATTTATTTCTGATTCTTCTATTTCATAATTATTTACTAAAATTTTAAAATATCTTTGTGACATATATGCTTCTGTTTTTGGAAAGTTATTTATTAAAAAACTAACAGCCTGTCTTACAGAATGTATTTTTACATCAAATTCTTTATGACCTAAAAAATCTGCAAAATCACCATATAATTTAAGTTTAGTTAACATACCTGTACCTCTTTCCTGTACATTTTAATAACCATTGGTTATAAGGTTCTTTTGTACTAAGTCTATCCGCTAAATGGTGCAATACATCACCATCTATAAAAACCGCTACATGATTTAAACCATTTGCAAGTATTGACATAAATAACAAATCCCCATTCTGTAACTTATCTTCTGGTCTTAATTCTACAAAACCTGTATCTGCTGCACATTTTTCAAACATAGGATTTTTTATAAATTCTTCTGGTGTTGTAGGTCTTTCCCAATCTCTAAGAATAATATTTTTATCTTCTTTATAATAATCTCTAACTAATGACCAACAATCTGTAACACCCCATACCCATTGTCTACCTATTAAGGGTGGTTTATATCCTGTTGGTTCACAATATCCCCATGTTTCTGTTTTTGGATTAACAATATGCCATTTTAAACCACTTTGCTCACAAGATACTTTATCTGCCTGTGATGGTGATGGTGGTGTAACAGGGTGACTATGTACAATAGCTGTTATTTCACCTAATGCATCTGCTTTTACATAATCTTCTGGGTCTAAAATAAAGCATTGTTGACTATATGTAGATAAGTTATTACATGGGTAATATTGTTCTTTACCTTTTATTACTATCAGTACCCCTACTGATTCTCTAGGGTCTTGTTCTTTTGCGTGTTTAAGTGCTGCGTCTTTCCAAGTCATGCAATAAATGTACCAATACTAGGAAATAAATCTCTTGTACATTGTCTACCTACCCTTACACCTGCTAAATCAAAAGGTGCAGCCAATTCAAAAGATACAATATCTCTATTTTCTGCAGATTTTCTTGCAATAGTATATGTTATCTCTTCTTTTGCAGTAGCATCTGGTGTACCTAATGGGTTTACCTGTTGTGTTGAAGTTGTAGTAGTTGTTTGTGTTGTTGTATTAGGGTTGTTCATTGTTATCGTATTACCCATGCCATTACCATGTACTGTGCAGTAATATCTAAGGTCACTAGGTGCAGAAGGGTATGCAGGTTGGTATACAACAGATGCATCTGTACCTAAAGTACCTGTATTTGTTGTTGATTGTTGTCCACCTGCATCTGATTTAATTCTTAATGGGTGTCCTACATTACTGCTATGTGATTGGTTAAAAGTATATGTACTACCACGTTTCATAGTTATTACAGGGTTAGTACTGCCATTTATTGCAAAATAATTACTACCACCAACATTAACAACTGTAACTGTATAAGTAACACTTTCTGCATCTGCAGGGTCAGCTATTGTTGTAGTTGTTGTAGAAGATGTGGTTGTTACTGGAAAATTTACAGCGTCAATATATCTAGCAGATGTTCTAATACGTTTTAAAGTTGCACCTGTTAAATCATTTCCTGTTGTTACTGTATTTACATTTAATAATATTGCTGTGATAGTACCTAATGCATTACTTACAGATAATGAAGGTCTGGGTATTTGACCACGTTGGTATGCAAAACCTTCTGCAGTTACAGGAAAGCGTAAATATTGATTACCGCCAAATACTAACTGACCATTAAGGTTAAGGTTGCTACCTGCATGAAATCTATAAGTTTGTGTAGAACCATGTAGTGTTTCGTTAGTTGTCAATTCAAATAATTCAATTACAGCAGATGGATTAATACTTTGTAAATCAGTAATAATAGGTGCTGTACTCATGGTTCAAACACCTCCCTAAATGTAGCTGTAATAGTAGCTCTGTTAGGTACATTTATTTGTTTTTGCCATTTATCACATACAAATTTAGATGA